TATCTTTTGTTTTTGGGGCATTAATAATTCTTTTCTTCACAGAAATGAGTGTTATTCAATTAAAAGACCATTGGCAAGTTGCGTATCAAGTGGGGCGTGATGATGGTTATACATTAGGTAAAGCTGAACACGAACTGTCACGAGAACAGATGATGTATGAGTGTGAACGATTGCACTGGGAAACACTTGATGGGAAGCCAAGATAATGGATTTAAAAAAATGGTGTCAGTCTTGTCAACAGTATAAGAAACCAGAGGTTGGTAAATTTATTGTTCGAGGTAGTGTAAAGCGTTTTCAATGTAATAGTTGTATTAACCGCACGTCTAAATCTTACTTGAAGAGAGTCTACTCAATATGGAGTTGATTAAAATGGACGGATTGGACAAAGCCCTGATTGGTCGCTCATGTATATGGGATAGTACAGGCAGAAGAGAAGATCGGCTTGTATATTCTGGCGAAAAAATTGTTGCAATTTTAATTGCACGAGATGGTATGACAGCAGACGAGGCTCTTGAATATATTGAGTTCAATATTGAAGGAGCGTATGTCGGAGAGCAAACTCCAATAGTTATGTGGTCAGAATTTATTGAAGAGTTAAAAGAAGAGTACGGCATGGAGCAAGATGACTGAGCCACGAATCTATTGCAAAACTTGCAATGAATTTAAGCGGGTTGGTTACTACGGTGGGCGTAATAAAGCTGGGTGGATGTGTAAGGCTTGCCATAACAAAGAAAGGAATAAAACAAATGAACGACAAGATCGCAGGGAAGTTTAAAGATAGTGTAGGTAGCGCACTAACCAAAGCAGATAAAGAAAACGATGACGTACTAAGCGATGCTGCTCGACAGATTGCTTTAGATGATGCTGCTCGACAGATTGCTTTAGATTTGGGAGACAATTTTGACATAGCACAAAAAGAACGAGCAGGGCTGAACATATCTCCTTTATCAGTAGCTCAATCTATTCTAGTAGCTACGCCCATGTATGGTGGTATGTGTACAGGGCATTACACTATTGCGTTGATGAACTCTATCAACACACTTAAAGGTTTACAGGTAGAGACTTTGTTAGCAAGTATTATGAACGAGTCTTTGATACCTCGTGCAAGAAATGAGTTAGTTAGATTATTTCTAAACGAAACACAATGTTCTCACATAATGTTTATAGATGCTGATATGTATTTTAACGATCAAGCCATTGCAACTTTGTATAAAGCAGATAGAGATATAGCTTGTGGAATATACCCAAAGAAAGAACTAGATTGGGATAAAGTTTCTACGGCTGCAAGAATGTATGGTAAAGACAAAGATGATTTACCTAATCACTCTTCTTCGTTTGTATTAAACCTGCCGCATGGTGTCAAGAAAGTAAAGCCTGATGCTGATGGTATGGTGGAGGTACGGCATGGTGGCACAGGGTTCATGCTGATTAAAAGAGAAGTGTTTGAAAAGTTAGCACCACATGTTCCTGAGTACAGAGCATCAACAAAACAAAACGGAAAGGGAGAGTTTGTTAGACCCCTTACAAAACAATTCTTTGACACAAGCATTGATGAGACAGGTTGTTTATTATCTGAGGATTATCATTTCTGTGCTTTGTGGAGAAAGCATGGTGGGAAAGTGTATGCGAGTACAAAACTTAAATTTAATCACATAGGCACACATATATTTGGAGGGAGTATTGAATAATGTTTAATAAAAAAGAACCGGGTACAACAGATACACAGGTGGGTGGCACACACTATAAAGAGATGGGAAGCGCACAGCCGTGGGAAGTTTTAAGTAAGTGGTTAAGTCCTACACAATTTAAAGGGTACTTGTTAGGAGAAGCTATTGCGTATCTTGCACGAGTAAATATAAAAGATACTCCCGGCAAGGGGGGTCTACAAGATATTAAGAAAGCACACCATACTCTCACGCACTTAATAGAACAGTTAGAAAAGTGACACCAGAAAAAAAAGTAAAGAATAAAGTTGTAAAGATTTTAAAAGAATTAGGGGCGTACTATTTCTACCCTGTACAGACTGGGTATGGAAGAGCAGGTATCCCTGATATTGTTGGGTGCTATCGAAGTCATTTCTTTGGCATCGAATGTAAGGCCGGTAAAAATAAAGCTACAAGTTTGCAACTTGTTGAGTTAGAAAAGATACGAGATGCAGAGGGTATAGCAATAATTATTAATGAGGAGAACGTGAATGAAACAGCGAGACTTATTAAAGGAGAGTAAATGAGTGCGCCGTATGAGCGCATACTAGTTATTGATTTTGAAACTAGGTGGGATAAAAAAGACTACACATTAAGAAAACTTACAACAGAAGAATACATTCGACATGAGAAGTTCAAAGCCTTTGGTGTAGGCTATCGGTACTACGGAGAAGATGAGGTCACTTGGGTATCTGAAAAAGATTTGCCTGAGTTCTTTGACTCTATACCGTGGGATACGACTGCAGTGCTGGCACACAACGCACAGTTTGATGTAGCTATTCTGTCGTGGGTGTATGGACACACACCTTGTTTTATATTTGATTCACTGTCAATGGCTCGTGCGCTACGAGGGCTAGAAGCAGGCAACAGTTTGATGCAGCTTGCCAAAGAGTTTGGCTTACCTCCGAAAGGTGATGCGGTTCATAGCACTGACGGGTTAGAATTTTTAACTCCTGAAATAGAACAAGAGCTTAGTGATTACTGCAAGCATGATGTTGTGCTATGTGAAGAAGTATTTAATCGCTTGTATAAAGGAGCTGGGGGTAAGTTAATTTATGATGATCGAGAACAGGTATATTTATCAGACGTTCGTGCATCGTATCCGAAGAAAGAGTTAAAGCTAATTGACATGACATTAAAAATGTTTGTCAATCCAGTGTTACAGTTAGACAGCGATATGCTACAGGTTGCTCTGGAAGAGGAGCAGCAAAAGAGAAAGTCTTTGTTAGCTAAACTTAATGTAGAAGAAAAAGATTTAGCTAGTAACGATAAGTTTGCAGAAGTGTTGCGGAGTATGAGTATCAAACCTCCGACAAAGATTAGTGTGCAGACAGGTAAAGAAGCGTACGCATTTGCAAAGAACGATGCACTATTTCAACAGCTTTTAAATTCTACCAATGAAGACATAGCTTCTTTATGTCAGGCTAGACTGGCTGTTAAGTCTACACTGGAGCGCACCAGAGCGCAGAGGTTCTTGGATATATCTAAGCGAGGAGCATTACCTGTACCTCTTAACTATTATGGAGCGCACACTGGGAGATGGTCAGCTAGTAAAGGATCAGGTTTAAACTTACAGAACTTAAAACGAGGTTCGTTCCTACGTAGTTCTATCATGGCCCCAAAAGATTCTATGCTTATAGTGTGTGATCTATCACAGATTGAACCTCGTATCCTAGCGCACCTGACAGATGACTACAACATGCTTGATATATTTTCAAGAGGTGGAGATCCTTACGCAGCGTTCGGGGCAAGGATGTTTAACATTCCCGGCATGACAAAGAAGACTCACCCTGAGTTACGGCAGTCAGCTAAGTCAGCATTACTAGGCGCAGGGTATGGGCTAGGGTGGTCAGCTTTTGCTGCTCAGTTATTAACAGGGTTTCTAGGAGCGCCCCCTCTCAGATACATAGAAGAAGATGCTTACAAGTTAGGGGTAACGACAGAAGATGTGTATGACTTTCTTGATATGGAAGATACAAAGCAAAGACTTAGTGATATAGCGTGTACCTGTACAAAGAAAGAATTAATCATACACGCTGTGACTGCTAAAAAGATTATAGATAAGTATCGGGAGGCCGCAGCACCTGTTAAAAGTTTTTGGAGATGGTGCGGTGATCGTATTGATGACTCCTTGTCTGATGATGGGAATGACTTTAAACAGGGTAAGGTGTATACTTATAAATGTTTACAAGTGCAGTACGAAAAAGTAGTATTGCCAAGCGGTCTTTGTTTACGGTATCCTAATTTAAGACCGGATAAAGATGACAAAGGTCGTTTGCAGTGGGTGTACGGTGAGAAGAAGAAACGATTGTACGGTGGTAAGTTAACCGAGAATATAGTTCAAGCCGTTGCTCGATGTGTTATGACAGATGGAATGATACGAATACAAAAGAGGTATTCGTGTGTGTTAACTGTGCATGACGAAGTTGTATGTGTTGTACCAAAGGTGGAGGAAGAAGAAGCGAAAACTTGGGTTTTGGCTCAGATGACTATGGAGCCAAAGTATTTGCCGGAGATTCCTCTTAACGCTGATATTGATTCAGCACTTAGATATGGAGATGCGAAATGATAATACCAAAAAAAGTAAAAGTAGGTAGAACTAACTACCAAATACACAAAGTAACTAAGATGAATAAAGTTGGAGCAATGGGAGAAATTGATTACGATACTAAAGAGATCACCATTGCATCCCGTAGCAGTAGAAATCCACACAGAAAGTTTTCTAAGAAAGAAATATCTGATACATTCTGGCATGAGATTACTCACGCTATTCTTCAAGACATGGACTCGAAGCTCCATACTAACGAATCATTCGTGACTAAGTTTGCAAATAGACTTACAACAGTAATTAGCACAGCAAAGTTTTGATGGAGCAGAAGATACGCTGGTCACATTCATCATTAAAAGATTATGAGGGGTGCGCTCGTAGACACTATGAAGTAAAGGTATTAAAAAATTACCCGTTCATAGAAACTAAACAAGTTACCTACGGAAAAGAATTTCATACAGCCGCAGAAAACTTTGCTAAAGATGACACCCCACTACCAAAACAATTTTCTTTTTCTCAACAGTTACTAGACTCTCTTCTTAAAAAAGACGGAAGAAAGTTTCCTGAGTATGAGATGGGGGTAACAAAAAACATATCCCCATGTAGTTTCAATGCCAAGGATGCGTGGGTGAGAGGAATTATTGATTTACTAATTGTTGATGATGAGAACTTTACAGCGTGGGTGTTTGATTATAAAACAGGGAATGACAAATACCCTGATGTAGATCAATTAAAGTTAATGTCTTTGTTAACATTCGCACACTTTCCCCACGTTAAAGAAATAAAAGCAGCGTTACTTTTTGTAGTTAAAAATAGTATTGTAAAACATAAAGTTACAATAGCTGATAGAGATAAGTTGTGGTGGGGGTACCGGGAAAGAGTTGCAAAACTTGAAGCATCTTATGCAAACAATGTTTGGAACCCCACGCAGACACCCTTATGTAATTGGTGTCCTGTCAGTAGTTGTGAGTTTAATCCAAGACATTAGTTGAAAGGAGACTAAATGGAAATTGTAGATAACAAGGCGTTGTTACTACGCACACGCAGTCCAGACAAGTACAACATAATACCTTGTAGTAAAGTTGTATCAGAAGAAAATGGTATTAGTTTAGTTGCTGTACGGTGGGGCTTAGAAGAAGTAAGAGTATTAAAAAATTTAGGAGTAAGAGAAGTACCTTCTCCTATCAACGGAAAGTATACATGGCCCGGACGGTTTGTTCCAATGGAACACCAGAAAGAAACATCTTCGTTTCTAACATTAAATAATAGATCGTTTGTATTCTCAGAACCCGGCACTGGTAAAACATTATCAGCTTTGTGGGCAGCAGACTACCTGATGAGAACTAAAAAAATTAGGCGTTGTTTAATCTTATGTCCTGTATCTATTATGCACAGTGCGTGGATGAGTGATCTTACTAATAGTATTATTCACCGCAGTGCAATCGTAGCTCACCATCAAAAAGCATCACGTCGTGTAGAGATGGTGCAAGGAGATTATGAGTTTGTCATTATTAATTATGATGGGTTAAATCTTGTGGCTGATGAGATCAATGCCAACGGTAAGTTTGATTTAGTAATTGCCGATGAAGCCAATGCTTACAAGAACGTATCAACGAAACGCTGGAAGTCTTTGAATAAGATACTAAAGCCAGATACTTTATTGTGGATGATGACAGGTACACCCGCAGCACAATCTCCTCTTGATGCGTACGGTCTGGCAAAGCTAGTTAATCCAAAAGCTATACCAAGATTCTTTACAGCTTGGCGAGATTTAACTATGAACAAGATAACAATGTTCAAGTGGATGCCTAAGAAAGATGCACAAGAAAATGTTCATCGTGTGCTACAGCCTGCTGTTAGATTTACTAAAGCACAATGTTTAGACTTACCCCCTGTAATAACTTTGACTAGAGCTGCTAAGTTAACAGCGCAACAACAAAAGTATTATCTTTTGTTAAAGCAAGAGATGATTGTTAAAGCTGCTGGAGAAACAATCAGTGCTGTCAACGCAGCCACTGAGGTTAACAAGCTACTACAAATTAGTGCAGGTGCAGCATACGCTGACAACGGAGAAGTAGTTGAGTTTGATTGTAGCTCTCGACTAAATGTTCTGATGGAAGCACTAGAGGAAACAGATAGAAAGGTCTTAGTGTTTGCTACTTACAGGCACAGTATAGATACTATTGTTTCTTATTTAGAATCAAAAAATATCTCGTGTAAAAAAATTGATGGATCAGTTAGCGTATCTAAACGCACACAGATATTTAAAAACTTTCAAACTACAAGTGACCCTAGAGTTTTGGTAATACAACCACAGTCTGCAGCACACGGTGTCACACTTACTGCAGCAGACACTGTTGTATTTTGGGGGCCGGTTATGTCTACTGAAACTTACATTCAATGCTGTGCTAGATCAGATCGTAAAGGTCAAGATAGCGACAAGGTAACAGTAATACATATCGAGGGCAGTGACATCGAGCGTAAGATGTTTAAACGATTGGCTTCACGAGTAAAGAACAATAATTTATTAGTTGAACTATATGAGGAGGAAATAAAAACGCTTGACAAAAAGTAAAATATTTGACAAACTTTTTCTTTAAAGGAGATTCTGATGACTACAGAAAATACAGTACCACTCGACAAACTTGCGGCTTGTCGTAGAAAAATTAAAGCTAAGATTCAAGAGATTGATAAGGATGCTGAGAATAAAAAGAAGTCTTTACAAGACAAACTAACTTTGCTCGATCAAGGTATTAAAGATCAGATGTTAGCGTTGGGAGTTAAGAGTGTGAAGACTGAGCAAGGCACTATCATTCTTAGTGAGAAGACAACGTATGCTACGAATGACTGGGCAGAGATGGACAAGTTTGTTGTAGAGAATGCAGTGCCTAGTTTGTTGCAGCGCCGCATCTCACAAACAAACATTCAACAGTACCTACTTGAGAACCCTGACAATATTCCTGCTGGGTTGTATAGCAATACTAACTATCAAGTATCAGTACGAAAGCCTACTTAAAACAGTTAAAACAGTTAAACCAGATAAAACAGATAAAACAGAACATTAACATTTAACTTTATTTTATAAGGAAGTCATATGAATACTAAACAACTTTATGTATTAAAAAAATTAATCGCAGATTTTGAAGAACAGTTAAAAGAAAACATAGATAACTTTGATTATTTAGAAATTCAAAATTTAGAATCCGATGTGTTTGATACTGTGGAATTTACTAAAGGAGGTTCCAAAATAGAAACTAGCGGAATACCTACAACCATAAGGTTATCTATGGAAATAGAACTAGTAACTGACTCGAAAGATTTGGATAGCGGTGTTTCGCATAGAACTATTAAAACAGATTTCTATGAGATAGATGATGATTACTCCCCTAAGAATCAACTGTTGTACACATGAGTTTTATTAAACTATCAATAGCAAATAGCGTATTCAAGTTGCGTGGGTCTAGTTCTAAGGGAGTAGCAGAGCTAGATGTTGTGTTGATAAACGCTGCTAAGAACTACAGTAGAGTTTATTACACATCTATTTATGACCCAAACAATCCACGCAGTCCTGATTGTTGGTCTAGTAATAACGTAAAGCCGGATATGTTATCTCGTGAGATACAGTCTGATACATGTAGCACCTGTGAAAAGAATATAGCAGGATCAGGAGTGGGTGCTACAAGGGCGTGTAGGTTTTATCAATACGTCGCGTTGTTATTAGCCAATGATTTAGGTGGCACAGTTATTCAGTTAGCTGTGCCGGGGTCTTCGATATTTGGTAAGACAAATGGTGCAAGCTACTCGATGAAATCTTATGCTAAATATTTAGTGCAAGAAAACATTGATCCTGAAATGCTTGTTACCAAAATGTTTTTTGACTCAACCTCTATGGCAGCAAAGATATTATTTAAACCTGCTAGGTGGTTGACTGCTGAAGAACAAGCTCTTGTTTTAAACCGGGGTAAGTCGGATGCTGCAATGAGAGCAATCAAGATGTCCTTTGCACCTGCGAGTGTGAGTAATATTGATGCAGCTAATTTAAAACTTACTGACAAAAACTTTGCAGTATTGTCGCAAGCTATGGGCATGACCGCAGATATTAAATTTAATTAAAGGAGTATTTTATGAGTGATTTGACCGTGTTGGACAAGAATAACTTTGCTGCTATGGCAGAAGCTATGGGCATGAATGCTGATACAACTAAAAGTAGTGGCAGTACATTAGCACGTCTTGCTATTGATACTAAAGGGGTGTTTGGAGAAACGTCTGTCAAAGGTAAAAAGAAAAAGGTGGAGATTGTTTCTGCTGGTAGTTATGTTCTTAAGAAAACTGATGGCACAAAACTGTTTCAAGAAACTGTAGAGATTAGATTGTACAGTCAAAGATTTCAGTACGAGTTATATAAGCAGGACGGCGATAAGAAATCTTTTATTAGATCCGTGTTAGCAGGTAATTTTAATAGTGATCTTCCTGATTCCGCAGGTGGTATGAACTGTGGTAGACAGCGAGGGTATGTTGAAGATTACAATTCACTTACGCAAGAACAAAAAGATGTTAAACGTGTAAGAGTATTATTCGGAGAAGTAAAATTTACTGACCCTGTAGATGAAGAAGGTAATGAAGTCGGCCCTGTTACAACCCCATTCATATGGGATGTTAAGAACAACGAAGCGTTTAAGATTATGGGGCAGCCTATCACAGAGATGATGGAGCAGCAGATACTTCTTCCAGAGCGTTGGATTTCATTAGAAACAGAAGAGCGTTCATCTCCCTCTATCACATGGTATGTTCCAACTGCTTCACTACTTCCTGAAGTATTGCCGTTAGGTAAAGAAGAGCAGAAACTGTTTGCAGATTTTAATGCTTGGATAAAAAATAGTAACGAGCAAACCTTGAGTAAGCACAAGTCAACAAGTGTTGCACCTGCTACTCAGAGTGTAGAAGTTTTAGAAGATGTTGTTGAAGAGCCGGAAGTTCGTAAGGTAAAAAAGGTTGCGCCAGTTAAATCAAAACAATCAGACTTAGGTAGTGTTGTAGACGAGATTGATAATTGGGATACGGATGACTAATGGCCTACTCAGAAAAAACTAAACAGCTTATAGCTGATGCACCCCCTTCGCTAGGAACTAACCTAGCGCAGTGGGCTGTACAGCGGGGTGTGTCAGTACAGCAGGTAGCGACTGCAACTGGAGCAACTCGACAGACTGTATATAACTGGTTTACAGGCACAACATTAGTAACTCCTGCGTATCAAGAAAAAGTTTTAATAATACTAGACATACTCAAAAGTATTTCAAAGACTGATGATGCGTGGAAGAAAATTTGTGCTGCTTTAAAATTACATTTCTAAGAAAGAAGGAGACTCAATGGAACCAGAAGAGTTCTTATCGGCAGTCCTACCTTCATCAGGACTGTACTGCGTTTGTGAATTTACTACAAAGAGCCGGAATCATTTCTTCTCGAAGACTACGAAAGAGATGGTGCAAAATTCAGACAACTTAGTACAACAAAATATAGATTCTTACTTTGCCCTAGCGTCATTCAAAAGTAACCGACGTACTCAAGAGCAGGTCGTGGCACAGAAATCTTTATTTGTGGATCTTGATGTAGATAGTGGCAAGCCTGACAAAGCGTATGCTACAAAGAAGGAAGCAGAAAAAGCCTTCAAAAACTTTATGAAGACTACAGAGTTAGAAAAGTTTGGGCAACCAATAATTGTTTCTTCAGGGGGTGGGTATCACATATACTGGCCGTTTGAATCAGAAGTTTTTGATGTAGCCACTAGGTGGGTAGCGTTTACTGAAAACTTTAAACGCCTATGTAAGCAAGAAAATTTAAAGATTGACATGGCAGTTACGTCTGACTCAGCTCGTATACTACGTGTGCCGGGGACTAACAACTTTAAACTTGGGGTGGATAAACCTAGACCAGTAAAAATTCTTAAAGCTAGTAATGATCGGTTTAACTTTGAGGAGTTAGAGCAGTGGGTGTCTAGTAAGGTGGTTACTAAATGGCAGGCTCCACAACAAAAAGTTAACGGCACATCTTCTGAAAGAGTTAAAGAGTTGATTGAAACTACGGAAACAGTTTTTAAAACAATCATTGATAAGTCAATGAAAGATA